GCTTGTCGACTAGCCCTGTCAAACCCGTTCAGACCCCCAATTCGCCACGATCAGCCCCGGCACCGCCGCCTGCGCACGCTCAGCATCCCGCGCCAGATCGAGCCGTTTCGTGAGCTTCACCTGTGGCACCAGCAGAAAAATTGGCACCGTCGCCTTGCCACGACCCGTCTTGGATCGCGACGCAACGCCCAACCCGCGGCTGTTCAACCGCCCGTCGGCCACCAAGAGGCTCGGGCCGCGTCGACGATAGACGAACCGCAACCGTAGCCCCCGCCGCCGTTCCCATTCCCCAGGCGTGATGCGCCCACCTTTCAGGCCTTTGCCGGCCGCCGCGGTCGGTATGGCTAGCCAGAACCCATCTTTCGAGCGGATCAGCGGTCCCGTGTCGTGCGCGCCCACGATGACCGGAGCCTTCGACCAGACCAACGCGGCTGCTTTCAAGCTTTCCCCGGCCTTGGGATAGGTCTGGCTCCGGATCGAATTCGCAAGCCTCCGGCCAAGCCCCGCTTGGGTGATCTGCCCGCGCCAGGCGGATTTCAGGTCGGTTCCGGCTTCGCGCATCGCAGCGCTGACAGCCTTTTCGCCGGCCTTGATCTCGGCGGCCATCACGGCGACGAGGTCGGGTGTGATGTCCAGGCCCAATTTCATGCGGGGGTCAGTTCAATGGTCCAAATGAGCCGCTCGCGGTCACGGCGCGGCTCACCCTGGATCAGGAAGGTTTCCTCGCCGATGAGTATCTGCTCCTGCGGCCGAGGATCAGGGATGTCATCGGCACGCACGTCGATCCGCGTTGTTTCCGACATGAGCCGCGCCGTCCCGAACTCCGTGATCTCGTCGGGACGGCGGAGAATACCGCGCGCCTGCGTAAACCGTCCCTCCATATCCCGATGCCAGATTTCGACCGAAATATTGGGGTCGACAAACAGCAAGCCGACCGCGGCGGCAAAGGCGGTCATCAGAAACTGCCGTTCAATCGCACCTTGCCCAGCGTGTCGCCTGCACCGCCAGCTACAGCTTCGACGGCAACGCCGATCAGAGTGTTGGAGGTTACCGTGGTGGTCGTGATCTTGTTGGTGTCATCCCAATAGATCTTGGCTCCGACCGTCCAGGCCTGGCTGGCAGACTTGGCAAGTTCAAAGATGCCGGTGAGCACGGCTTCGATCTCTTCACCGCTCTGCGCATCGCCCGCGGCGACGCCCACGATGGAGCCCACCTTCAGGCAGGACCCGCTGGTCACGTCGTAGGGGGCGGCCAGGGTGATCGTGTCACCCGGCTGGATATAGTTTTTCATTGGGAAAACCCTTTCTCATGGTGCAGGGGATGATGGAAAACACGAGGGCGCAAAAAAGGCGGCGGCCGGAGGCGGCCACCTTGAATTACGTCAGGGCAACGCCCGGGTTCTTGTAGAGGCCGCGCCAGTCGATGGCCTTGGCGCCAAAATCAAGCCGCGCGCGGATCTCGATGCCGTCGACGTCAAAGCCCATGCGGGTTTCCATGGCGACACCCTCCTGGCCCTCGAGATAGGCATATTCGATCGTGTCGATCGCCGCGGGATTGGCGAAAAGATACCAGGGCACCGCGCCCGATGCCGGATCCAGCCGCGGTTCGGAGATCACCGTCAGCGATCGCATTGAGGCCGGCACCACATCGCCCGGTTTGGTGGGGACGATGGTCTGTGCCAGCAATTGCTCCGCATTGAGCTCAAGCGAGGTCGGCACCACAAGGAATGCGGGCCGGATATTGAGCGTGGCCTTGCCGTCGACCCCCTTCTGGTGGCTCATGGCGGCGCGCGCCTTTGCCAAACCCGAGACATCCAGCGCCGCCCCGGTTCCCGCGAGGTTGTTATGGGAGGCATGGAACAGCGCCTTGCCATCGGCCATGGCCGCATTGGCGGCAATGACGCCCCAGACCACATCGCTTTCAAGAGTTGCCGCGGCCGTGCCAAAGAGCGCGGGCACCCGGGTAAATGCGTCAAGGTCGTCATTGATCAGGACCTGGCGGGTGATACCGATCACCTTGCCGAAGGTCTCGATGCGGTATTTTTCCTGAGCCTCGCCGATCGTGCCGCGCTTGTATTCACCGCTCTCATTTACCTTCTCGAGCTGCGGGGCTTCACCAAGCTGCAGACGATGCACGTCCTTGAAGTCCGCCACTGTCGTGCGCCGCGCGATCGGCGCGAAGGTCCTCGGCGCCACATCATAGGCGGCCCTCAAGGTCTTGTTGGTGACATTGGAGAGGATCAGGGGAAAGTCAGAGGTGCTGTGCAGAGCCCGTGTCGCGATTTCATCGCGGGTCAGGCCGCGCACGCGGACCCCCTCAGTTTCGAGAAAGCTCCGCGCCAGTTCGATGAGCGAGAGCCCGCGCCAGTCGCGCGCGGCATCGGTCATCTCAAACCGGCCCGGGTCATGACGATGCAGAAGCGCCGTCTCAACCGCCGCCCGGCGTGTTTCTACCTCGTCCTGTCCGCCCATGCGGATATGGGGGCGGGTTTCGACTTGCTCGTCGCGGCTTGCGGCAGCATCGATGAGGGCGGTGCGTGCATCCGCCAGCGAAACGCCGCGAGAGACCAAATCTTCAGACACGTCCGGGCAAACCCCAAGCTTGCGCGCGGCATCCTGAATACCCGCAATGCGCGCGCGTTCCCTTTGCATGGCATCGTCGGCAATCTGGCGCATCTCGGCCTCGATCATTTGAGGTCGGGCGTCGGAGGCGGGTCGCGAGGCCACACTGTCTGCGGCAGTGATCGTTCTTTGTACCAAACCTTCCTGAGATTTGGGTGGGGATTGATTATCGACAGCATCTTCCACCGTGCGCGCCCGTTCTTTCGGCGCATCCACGGGACAAGCTGCCGGCTGATCATCCGGCGCGCGTGTTTCTTGCCCGGTGAATTCCGCCGCGCCGCGCGCGGCATCGGTTTCTGCTTCGGCCGTAGCCGTATCTTTGGGTTTCATATCTGTTTCCTCGTGTTGGGGAGAGTTGGTTTGAGACGACGCCCCGCGGATCAAGCGGCACGGGGTGGGCTCAGAGGAGATCGCGCGGAAACCGGCCGCGGCATCTGCGCCGATGGGCACGGCGGAAAGCTCCATTGGCTGCCAGTCCACGGCACGCCAGATCGGCACCCTGCCCTCTTCTTCGGTGATCTCAAAGGCGCGCACCGCATATCCCACCGAGACATTGCGGATGATACCCGCCTGCACATCGGCCCAGATCGGCGTCACGTCCTCACGCTCAGAAAAGCGCACCCGCGCCCGACCGACAGGGTCTTCCCCGCCTTTTTCGATCCAGGCGCGTTCGACCACGCCAATCACATCGCCAAGATCATAGGCGCCATGGGTGTTGAGTAGCGGCGCACCGCCATTGAGGCGCGAGAGATCCACGTGATCCGGATCGAGCGACAAGACCTCATCATAGGGCTTGCCGGTCCAGAAATCGCGCCTGCGCACCGCGGTGCCTGTAGACCAGACCAGCTCGATGGTCCTGGCCTCTTCATCCACCGTGTCCGGCATGAGCCGGACATCAGAGCGAAGCTGAAGCCCCATCCCGCGCGTTTCTTCATCCGCCTGCGCCGGGCGTCTTGTCTTTGTCATCACTGTCCTCTGTCTTTGGATCGTCGGAGGCATCATCGGGCTGTGCGAGGGTGCCGCGATCCTGGCCGGTCTTCGTGGACCTGCGCGGATCGCTGTCGAGAATGAGACCAAGCGCATCAATTTCTGCATTGGTCTCTGCGAATTCGGCCAGCACCACCGAAGGCTCATAGCCCTGCCGCGCGATCGCCTCCTTCAGCGTCATGACCCCTGCCCGCACCGCCAGCACATCGGCCTGAATGTCCTTCAGAGGATCCACCGCCTCGAAGCGGGGCGCGGTCCATTCGGCGCGTATCTCAACGTCACTCGGCAATTTGCCAGCCACCTGCGCGGCGAGGACAAACCGGTCCCAGACCGGCTGGCAGAGACCCGGCACCAAGAGCTGCCATTGCAGCGCTTCCATTCGGCGGCGGAACTCGATGAGGCCCGCCCTGATCGATGAGTAATTCACCTGGCTGAGATCACCGGTCAGCAATTCGTAGGTAAGCCCCACGCCGGCCGCGATCGCGTGCAGCTGCATGCGCATATATTCGGCATAGCCACCCACTGAGCTGGGGCTGGCAAAGGTCACATCCTGACCTGGCTCGAGATATTCGATCATGCCCGGCTCGAAGGCCTCGACGCGCTGGCCATCGGAATTCACCTGCGCCCGACCCAGCGTCTGCTCATCCTCGGCCCCGGTCACGAAGGCGGCAAAACAGGCCTCGATCTTCTTGCGCACCAGTTCCGCTTCGTCATAGTCGTCGAGGTCCCTGAGTTTCAGGATCACCGGCGCGAACCACGGCACACCGCGGACCTGACCGGGACGCAGCCGCTCGAAGAGATGCAGGACCTGACGGGCATCCACCCTGCCGGAAAGAAGCGATCCCCCCGCCTCGCCCGGATGGCGCGGATAAAGCCAATAGGCCTCGCGCCGACCCAAGGGGCCAAACTCTACCCCTTGGGTGATATGCGTCCCACCCGCGCGCTCTTCGGTCTTGCCCCCGTCGAGATGATCGGGCTCCAGGACCTGAAGCTGTAAGGGAACCGGCAATCCGTCCGTCAGCCGCCGTTCCCTCAGCCGCACCAACACCTCGCCGCTTTCCACCAGGCTTCGAACGCAGAGCGCCTGCAGACCCGCGAAGTCAGTGAGCCCGTCCGCGTCGCAGCGCGCCGAGAAGGCCAACCACAGCTGGTCAGTCCGCTTTGCAATGTCGGGATCCGCGCAACGCGCCCGCGGCATCAGACCTGTGCCAATCATGTTGCTGACCAGCGCCTGAACCGCTTTCGCCGCATAAGGGTTGTTACGCACCAGATCGCGTGAGCGCGCGCGCAGCCGCGTAAGCGCCGGGCCGATCTCGGCATTGGCGCCGGTGCCGGCCGATATCCAGCCATCTGTCCTTCGACCTTGCTTGGCGCCCTCATAGGCCCGCGCGAGCACGCCCAGGGCCTGGCGCTGACGCGCACGCTTCAGACCTGATCCCGGGGCAATCACCCCGATGGCCCTGTCGAGCCAGTTCATCAGCCTCGGCCCTTCGAGAAGGTCGCAAAGCTGCGCCGGGACTTGGGCGTGCCACTTGCGGCTGCCATCTCTGCTTCAATCAGCCGGATCCGCGCAAGAAGATCAGCGGCACTTCCATATTCGATCGACTTGCCGTCATAGCTCACACGCGTCGTGCCGCTGGCATAGGCGCGTTTGAGCGCTGCCAGTTCCTCGTCTGTCCAGAGCATGCGGTATCACCTTTTCACAGCCAGGATCCCCGTCGTCGAGCGATCCATGCATTTTGGGACCTGTCATGGCGGTCAGCTTGGGCGGGAGCGGATTTGCGGGGCGATTTGGCCGCCTCCGTGCCAGTTCCCAGTTCCGCCTCCAGCGACTGCCAGTGCTGTTCAGCCCAACGGTCGGTCCCCGCCACCCAGGCGGCGGCGCGGGCATAAACGCGCAGATCCAGTGCCTCGTTGCGTTCCCGGAGTTTCTGCCACTCAAGTTTCGAGAAGCCGCGTTTGGTTTTGACCGTGACCAATTGTTCGGCCACCAACTGCTTGAGCCACTCATCTTCGACCCAAGCCGGGAGGTGAAGCGTGCCCGTAGGAAACACCGCCCCGCTCGCTTGCTCTTCTTCCGTTGGTCGCTCGAGCCGTAGGAAGCGGTAGGTCTCGGATTTGAACGTGGCCGTGGCCACCGTCCAGAGTCGGGCGCCGCGCCTGAGGCGTTTGCCTGCAATATTGGCGTCGACAAAACTCGGGCCCGATACAGGGCTTGCGCGGTTGAAGCCATCGACGCCTTTCACCGGCACGACCTGGCCAGAACCCACCTGCCGCGCCCAGGCGTAGACCGCCGAGGTCTCATAACCTGTATCGATCGCGAGTTTCATAAGCGACAGCGCGGCGCCGCGTTCATGCTGCCAAGTCCGGCCCAGCAAGTCCGTGAGTTGCGCCCAGGCCCGGTCCTGCTCGGCTCCACCCTCGATGACGATATGATCGATGAGCCAACTCTCAAGACCGCGCCCCCAGGCCCAGACATCGACCTCGATCCTGTCTTTTTGCACATCAGCCCCGGCGGTGAGGAACAGGGCACCTTCGGGGACGATGCCTGGTTTCCACTGTTCCCTCCGGTCATGGAGTCGCTGCCAATCAGGCGCTTCGCCTGTCTCGACCCAGCTCTCACCGAGTGAGGTGTTGACGAAGGTCTTCATCGTCTCATCCCCACCGGCGCGCGCCGACAGAAACGCCTTGGCCATGGCCTCGAGCCGCACCCAAGGCGAATAGATCTCGTTCAGATGGAAGCCGGCCGTCCCATTGAACGGCGCATCCGCGATCCAGCGGCCCTTAGAGATGGCA